GCCACGGTTTAACCCCTCGCGGGGGGTCGCCATTGGTCATAGGATCCCTTTCAGTTAAGAAAGGGGCCTGGACCGTATGGCGGCCCGAAGGTTGTTCCAAGCTAACAGGGTTTTTCCCTGCCCAGCCGCCCCTTAAGTGAGGGCGGCGGTCCACCGGCGTTGTAGTGCAACGGCGCCGTGCCGTGCGTAACGCTCTAAATGCATTGGATCCTTCGGATATGACGGTCCATGGCTAGAACCATCATACCATCTAGACCAATGCTCATAAGAGCCTTCTCGGAGAATATGCTTGATATTATCTCGCATATCTTTGAGACTCTTAGATAGAGCACTATACCCCTCCAGTACGCCAGTGCGGTATACTGGGCTTGGCACATACGCCCTTATTTCAAGGCGATGTAAAGTATTGTTCCACCGAGAGGCGGAACGATACCCCAAGAAAGAGGTATAGCCCAACGCGGGACTCGTTTCAGACACGTAAGGCAAAGGCCCTACGAGCCGGTCGATGATTTTTCGCATCAACCGGGCAGTACGCCAATAGCCCCTTTTATAAAAGAGGTTGGACGTTGCTACCCAAGAAACGATCTCCCGTGATTGACGCTTGTCATACGGACGCATATGGCGGAGGTACGTCGGTGTTACCGACTCTCCACAATAAGCGTCTATTCCACAAGACTCTCTAAAGCTTCCGCTCGTGAAAGTCTTGTTTGAGTTCACCTTGCAATTGTATTTTTGCAGGTGATCGATGACAACAGTCGCATGCGCAGACGGGACGATAATATCGTCACCGTATACGTAAACCCCGCGTGACACACGAAAAATGTTACGCGGTGTTGCAGGAAGGTTCTGTGCCTTGAGGAGAGCCACTACACATATCGTGTAGAAATACATGGCTTCCACAGGGAAACAGAGAGCACTACCCATAGACGCGAATTTCCGGAGGGGGGATACAATCCGCCCATCCGGAAGTTCCGCACTATAACTTCTACATGCATCTACTGCAGCCTGAAGATCAGGATGCGAGGAGAACATCTCCAACGCCAGTTCCCGAGGAACTCGGTCACTAGCATCAGAAAGATCGATCGTTGCAAATCGACCAGTAGAAGAAGCACTAATGGCCAGTCTTTGATTGATAGATTGATCACGAAAATTAACGTGACCTTTCGTCAACCTATAAGACTCGAGTTGGTTATATAACCAATCTCGAATACCCTGTTGCGCATATTGCATACAACAGGGTTCAATGGCAATTATGCGGGGACCTTTAAGCGTTTTCGGAACAGGAGTGACCTTAACGGGTAACTCATGTTCCATGGGCACGATCGACACTGATTCGAGCTCCTCTGATTCAGGGCCAGCACCCAAAGGGTAGCCAGTCCCGAGAAGAGGGAAATAAGGCTCGAGACGATCGTACCAAAACTGCCATCGGAATTTCTGATTTCCAGAAATACCTTCTGCAGTAGCTCCAGGACCATGTTTGGGTTCAATGTCATCAAAGTCAAAACGACTAATGACAGGAGCCCACAACATCGACGAAACAAGCTGAAATTCAGCTTGTTCTGTCGGTTGGAGCCTGAAATCGCTAAAAGACTGCTCAATTGCGATGAAAGCGTCGAGCGCCTTGAACGTCCTCTCGGGCGTACAAGGGATCTCAACTTTTTTGAAAGCCAGACAAATTTGTCTGACCGCTTCAACGATAGTTGGGCCATCGCTGGGCGCTGGCCCCGTAAAGGGGTCTTTCTCATCGTAAATCCTTCCTGTCTCCTGGTTAAAGAGTTGACTAAGCATACCTTTCAAAAATGAAGGGATTGCTTGGGTCTTTCGGAAACTCCGAAAGGCCTTTGAGTCGATGACACCGTTCTGCAAGCTTCTTTCGAAGTCATTACAGAATTGTGGCAGGGTTATCGTCAAAAACGATATCCCCTCACTCTTAACCCGTGACTTAATAGTTTCTAAGTCACGTAAATCGGAGACTTCAGCGACACACTTCATGGTGGCATCTATATAGATGCATTCCATGAGCTTCAGTAGGTCACTTACGTTGCTTTTCAAGGTTCCTCCTAAATTGGGGGTAATCCTTCAAGCCACGTATATCTGCCATACCTTGGTACCATATGGTACCAAGAAGCAATCTCAGTTACCACAGGAATACCGAAGATAGGCAATTTGGGATTTGGCTTACGCCAAACAGGAGTCTATGACTCCTGGCCCCAAAGCTTGTCGACGTTTCCAGCGTTGAGCCAGGCTTGAAAGCCTGCCACCAACTGTTCCGCCTGCGTCTGGGTAAACCCATAACTGGGCCTATCCAATACGACGTAGAAGGACATTGTGTCATAATCGTTGGTACTATCCAACGGATTAGTCACGACGGCAC